AAATCCACTAGTACCCGAAGTACCACTAGTACCTGAAAATCCACTAGTACCTGAAAATCCACTAATACCCGAAGTACCACTAGTACCCGAAGTACCACTAGTACCCGAAGTACCACTAGTACCAGTATAGCCCGATCTGCCACTAGTACCTGAAAATCCACTAGTACCTGAAGTGCCACTAGTACCTGAAAAACCACTTACTCCAGTATAACCACTTACTCCAGTATAACCACTTACTCCAGTATAACCACTAGTACCTGAAGTACCACTAGTACCTGAAAATCCACTAGTACCCGAAGTACCACTAGTACCTGAAAATCCACTAGTACCTGATGTGCCGCTTGTTCCTGAAACACCAGTATACCCCGATATACCACTAGTACCTGAAAATCCACTTACACCAGTATACCCTGATATTCCACTTACACCAGTATACCCTGATTTTCCACTTGTACCTGAGTATCCTGAAAAACCCGAAACTGTAATAGAACTAGGTGACGCCCAAAATACTCCTGAACCGGTCGCAAGCAACACATATCCACTAGTTCCGCCAGATATAAGAATATTAGATGTATTTCCTAAATTAATAGTGCTAACATTAGCAAAATTAGCGCTGCTAGATACATTCAATGTTCCTGTAGTTATTGTTCCATTAGCTGTAATATTTGCGCCAATGATATTAGCAGTAGTAACAATATTACCTGTTGCAGAGACTTTAACTACTGATGTATTTCCTATAACATTAAGGTCATTATTTAAATTAGCATAATTGGCTACTAAATTGCTTAGAGTAGAAGTTCCGTTAACTTGAAGATTACCTGCAATATTGGCATAACCATTTAAAATAATATTATCTACATTGGAAATAGTAGTTGGTAAATCTACCCATAAAGTTTGCGAACTAGAAGTAATAGTAGCGTCTTGACTACCATTAGAATCTCTACCTATACTTAATGTACTGGTATGAACTTGTACACATGCAATATTAGCAGTAACAATAACATTACCAGTTGGTCCGTTTACAGTAATACCGGCACCAGGTAATCTATTTACTGATGATACAGCCGCACCCTCAAGACCTTTAAAAACTTGTGAAAAGTTTTCTTGTACTTTCTGAAAAGCCGTCCTTATCGCATCCGCGTTTGGATCATCAGGAAAGGTACCAAAGTCTATATTTTGCTGGCTCATCCTATCATTACCTCTTATTTTATTATTTATCGTTTTAAGATAAACAACTCTATAGCCAAAAAAATACCCAGCTAGCTGGGTATTTTTTATTAGTTACTTTTATTTTATTCCTGCTAATTTTTTCCAATCAGCTACATAATTTTCATTGACCCCAGTACGCTGACCCTGATGAGCAATCACCGGAATAGTTGTCTGACCAGTTGATTTTTGTTTATTCAACCCACCTGAAATGACTTTAGTCATAAATGCAATGTCTTGCTCAAATCCCGCATCTGTTCCTTTGCCTGAACCTCCACCAACTTGATTAGCCCATTCATTGACATTTTGGAATTCATCGTCTGTAGCAATTGCTTGATCTTCCTCAGCCTCGGCGTTTTCATCAGCGGTTGTTTCTGCTGCACCTGAATCAGGAAGATTATCTTCCGCTACATTATAAGTCATTTGATCTTCTGATTCAACTTCATCAACCATTTCTTTGTTGTCACATTGGCAATCGCTTTCCATGTAACCACACTCATTACACTCTTCTTCATGGTCGTGATCATCATTACCATGCTCTTCTTCATAATCTCCATCACCGCCTGTTAATTTTTTCATTAACGCCATCATACCATCATGGTCATCAACTACTTCAATACCACCTGGTGCTGTTCTAGGAGTTTCTTCACCGGGTGCAAAACCCTTGCTTTCATCTCCACCAAACAAACCCAAGCCTGCTGATTTGATTAAGCCTAACAACTGGTCGGCTTCGCCATCTTGTGCCGATACGCTTACCGAATCAGGAGAACCTTGATGACCTTTAGAGATAGAAACAGTCATACCTTCATTTACTTCTTTACCTTCTAAGATAGCAGTTAATTGCTTATCCCAAGATTCAAAAGCAAATTCATCTAAAACATCACTGTCACGGAAAGTTTGACCAAACGCTTTGAATGTATCCCCTGGCTTACGGGCTTGTTGCTTCATGTATTCACCACGACTAACTTCCATCATATCATCTTCTTCTAATCCATGAGCACCGTAACTGGCCATTGTGTCAACTACATCATGTTGTGATTCTTCACCAACATAACCTAAAATAGGTTGTTGACCATAACACTCATCAAGCCCACACTTGTAACCTTCATGATATTGTCTTGCTTCTTCCATATCATCATGGCGACAGTTATATGATTGTTTGCTTAAACCATGTGCCTTACCTTCATGATAGGCTGCTTTTAAATGATGGTCTCTACCTTCTTTAACAGCCTTCTTTTTCTTGTCGGCTGCAGCCTTTTTCATAGATTCTTTTGTATTGCCGTCATTGTCAATATCAGGGAAATCTGGCTTAGCGGCTTCTTTAACTGTTTTCTTTTTCATATCGTATTCAATGTCCTTAGCAACTTTTTTACCCGCACGGTCTGCTTTATTATCTTCAGCACCGCGCTTCTTACCATGTATGCTATCTTTTACTTTTTCATCATACTCAATATCTTTAGCGACTTTCTTGCCTGCTTTTTCAGCCTTATCATCTTTCTTTGCTGCTGCATCGGCTTTTTTCTTTGTTTCACTGATAGGACTCATTAAGCTATCATTTGGAGGAATATCAGCCTCATCTGTTTTTTTACGGAACTTACCTAAAGTTTTTGCAAGATTTGCTTGCTTTTCAGTACTAGCAGGATAGTCTTCTTTATTAGCTAATACTTTTTTAGCAAAAGAGGATGGTGTCATTCCATGTGATTTTGCTTTTTTAGTGAAAGCACCTGGATGCTTGATAGCGCCCTTAATAAACTTTTCATCACCTTCTTCATCTAGCGGCTCAGTTGTACCAGGCTTTGTTAATTGTACCTGTCCAGTGTTAACTAAATCACCTAATTTTTTAACTTGGTCTGCTGAACCTACCGCTATAGTTTGACCTGTTTGTGTTGTCATTGTTGCAGGAGGCTTTTGACCAGCAGGCTGACCAGGCTTTACCATTACTTTCTGTGCGGAGCTAGGTGCAGTAGCAGTTGATGTTGTGGTAGCAGTATTTTCTGCTAATATGCTTTCTACTCTTTCAACCCAATCTTTTAAACTTTTCTTTTTAGTAGCGCCTTTCTTTTTAGTAGCGTCTTTTTCTTTATCTTGAGGAGATTTATGTACTATACCTTTTTTACCAGGTAATGTTTCAGGCTGTTTACCAATCATTATATCTTGAAGGTCTTTTGCCCCAGAGTATCTATCTTTAGTATCTGCTTCACTACCTGCTTTCGTAGGACGACCGCGACTACGTTTCTCGGCATCAGGATCTACATCAGGATCACCTAACTCATCTGAGGTTTTTCCATATTTACCTACTTTACCTGCAACTGGTGTGCCTCTTTTCATATTGGGCTTATCACTAAAATCACCAGTCTTACCTACACGATATGATGGTGAATAGCTTGCTTCTTTAGCCTCATTGAGCTGAGCCATTTTTGATAATAAATATTTCATGTCCATTTTTTTGTTCCTTATCTATTGAACTTAGCGCCAGTCGCTGGTTTATTTGGTCTAGTAATCTTGCTCATTGGGCTATTATCACCTCTAGGATCTTGAGGTATCACTTTGAATGGATCAAATGCTGGTTGAGTTTTTTGCCCTGCATAAGGAATATCAATTTCATTGTCCTTCATTTGATTTTTGATGCTAGTTAGATATGACTCACCATATGCTTTACTAGCCTCTTTACTACCCGGTGCCGAACCCATTTCATTTTTAGTAAGCAATGGGCTTTCTTTCATTTGATTAGCGTACTCATCTGATTCTGTATTAATACTGTCATTAAAATTTGTACTAATTAAACGGACCATGTTAACATTATACCCACATAATTGTGCTATTTGCTGGATCATAGGTTCTGTAGCTGGATATCTAAATTTACATTTAAGTATAGTTACAGATTCATTGCTTAAATTAGGAAAACCATATGGATCTTTTTGAATAGGCGTGGTTGTAGGAGCACTGATATCAATAGGATCAAACTTACTTAGATTGTATTTAAACAAATCTAAAAAGTTTTTATCAACATCACCTGCAATTTTAATAGTGCAGTTATATGTATGCACACTTTCGGTAATATATGTTTTAAGGCTTTTCATTGCATGTTCCCGTATCTAGTATTTATCATTCTTCGTTCTTTTTACCTGCTAGAATTTTTAATAACTCATTTCTATCTAGAGCCTTACCTTCACCCAATGGAGTATTTGATATTTCTTCTACAGCGGGATTTAATTTATGATCTAATGTAGCTTTCTTTAATTGTAGTTCTATCATTTTAAGTTTTTTGTTAATTTTAGCCGTTTTAGCAGTAATGGCATGATTTAACATATTACTAGCAACACTAAATATTTCACTGCTAAATCTACTGTCTACTTGCATACCTAAATCCATAAGGTCTTTATAACTATTAGTAGCTAAATCAGCTAAACTATCCATCTCAATATCTGCAACTTCTAAACCCCGTACTTGAGGTAAAGCATTTTCTATTTTTTCTAAATTAGTTAATGCTTCTTTAGTAATTTCTATTGCATTTTCAGGAATAGGTTTAGATAAAGATTCTATATCTGCTTCTGGTAGTTCAAATAATTCTTCTAAACGTTTGGTCACTGCTATATATCCTTAGTAAAATAAACTCTTTTGCCATTGACGATTTTCCAACTTTTTCCTTTATTATACCCCATATTACTAGCATTGGCTCGTATCCGTTCAGCACGTTTTTTTTCTGCTTCTAATAATTTAGGTGTTTTTGTTTTCTTTTTACCTATCATTCCTAATCTTGCTTTTTCTTTCCTTTCAGGTGTATAACTGTCGGGCTTACATGCACTTAGTTTCATTCGGTGAGTTTTTTCTTCAGGAGAATATGAAGACCATAATTCTTTTTGAGTGTTTCTTATCTTTTCAATACTATCATCAGTATGCTTTAACAACCAATTAGGGTGTCCAATTAACTTTTCAGATAAGCGTTTATATCCTTCTTCTCCTAATCCACCCCCATGCCCAGATTCTGGTCTCATATTAGCCCAATTAGCACTATCAACTACATTCCATAGGGAAGAGTAATAACGACCCATTTGTTCAATTAGCATAGGATCAGTGGTTTCTAATAATATATAAGTATCTACATTATATCCATATTGTTTGATATGATCCTTCCATTGTTTGCCGGATCCTTTATATCTGTACGGATTTTTAGCCTTAGTTTGACCTAAATAATTTAGACCAGTGACCTTGTGGGTTTTTTTATATAAAAAATATGTAGTCATAATAATATTTAGTTAGGGTTGGTTACCATTTCTAAATAAATCCTTTTCTGTAATTACTCTAAAAGTATATCCTTGACTTTTACAATATCCCATAGCTGCGGCCCATTTAGCATGATTTATAGCAACAATCATTCTGTCCTTTGCAGTAGCTGCTTTACTTTCAATAATACTTTGTTTTTGTGGTTTTATTTCTACTACTTCTGCTACTTTTTTGCCAAACTTGTTTTCATAAACTACAAAAAAATCAGGGACATATATGGTTGGTTTACCTGTAAAAGGATGCTTATATGGAATTCGTAATGCTTCACTGGCCCAATATAGTACATTATTGTGAGTATCACAAAATGTCATAAACGTAAGTTCCCAACCTGAACGATACTTAGGAGAATGTTTTCCTATATATTTTTGAGGGTTTTTTGGGGTATAAAAACCTTGTGCCCATTTTCCCATATCATTGTACTATATTTCTCGCTACAGGTATATTAGGCCTAGGAACAATGCTTATTCCATACAAAGAAGTTTTCGACTTTAAACTATTTAAATAAAAACAAATTTTTTTATTCATTTGTAATTTACTACCGCTACCCTGTAGTTCATCTAACAATTCTAATACATTTAATCCGGTTTCGGTAGCCGCTCTAAATAAAACTGCTGTAAAATTTTGTGCTATGCTATTAGTTGCACATACACTAGAAAAATATCCATATACAATATCAAATTGGTCAGCACCAACTATTACATCAGTAGAATAAAAAGAATCAAAAATTCTAATAGTTCGATCTATGCTGGATCTATTATCTATTATTCTAGCCACTAGTTGCACCTATATATGTTACTTGAGAACCTGCATAAGGATATAGCCCCACTCCCTTAGGATATTGAATTGCTAACATTGTGGGATACCCAGCACCTGGATTGGGGGTGGATTGGCCTACCGGATATAAAGTAGATATGTTTCTATTATAATTTGGATTATTTCTTAATGTTACTGACAATGCTGCTACAGATTGTAATGGGTCTGAAGTAACTAACCCGGGTGTTTTTTGATAGTTGTAAGCTACATTTGGATTATTTAACATGTTATACCTTTCTTAATATGGACTCATAAATCCACCAGCAGGAGGAATATAATTACTGTTTCCTGCAACAGGACTATTATTACCCTTCGGCGTAATAGGACTTAATATTGTGTCGTATGATTCAGTTAAACCAAATCCTTGAACAATATTTCCAGGGGTTTTGCCATCCATAGCACCTGCATTATAAACTACAGTTTCATATCCTAAATCCATTTGAATATCCATTGTACCACCGCCTTCTGCATAGCTATATGTATCATGATTCAATGAATTAATAATTGGATTAATTAATGTATATGCAGTGAATTTATGTTGATTAAATCCAAATATAGTTATATTTTTAAAAAAGGGAATTTTAATTAAACTAGGGTTAGGACTTTCTCCCCAATAACCCCAATTATTATTACCAACAATATTATCTGTATTTGTATAAATGTTTCTATAATTGTAATTAGCATTTGTTGCTGATTGCACAGACCCACCTCCGCCCTGAGTTGGTCTAGCGATTCCACCTCTAGCACCTTGAAAAACAGCACCAAAATTTGAACCATCTTTATAATAGTATGTATAATATGCGTCCCATAAACTGGTAATCATATTATCATTATCATCGTGAAAATTAATAGTAACAGGATTGTATTTGATTTTAGTTTGTACGATTCTTTTTCTATTATATTGATTAAGTTCAACCGTGTTTATTTGATAGCTAGGTAGTTTAACACTTTTAACTACAAGACCAAAATTATCACCAGTACTTATATTTTGATCATATGCTGTTTGATTAATTTCAAAATATACATGAAATAAAAATTTAAGTTTAGGTGCCCTTTGATAAACACCAGTTCTAAATATTTTTGCTGCGTGTTGTGCATCACGCAGATTTGCACCAGCAGGAGAATAAGTTTTACCGTCATTTGAAGGACTGGGTCTGCCAGTCCTTCTTTGTAAGTTCTCCCCGTTAGAATTAGCCATGCGTTACCTTATTAGGCTACGCTAGTAGCCGTATCTATTGGGTTTCTTTGTGGTTGTGCTACCTGTCCTACGCCTTCTTCGACTCCATTATATCCTGTTTGGATAGCGTTGTCGAATTGTACTGTCAATGCTATTTTGATATCTTCGCTAGTGCCGTAGTTAACTGCGTTATAATTAACTGCTTCTAAGTAACAGCCAACTAAATACCATGTTTCAAGTATTTGCGGTACTGCGACTCCATTACCACCGTCTAAAATTTCTAAAGTCATTGAAAACTTATAGTCACTTGCGGAAGCAGCGCTGGCTTGTTCTGCCATATCTAATTGCTTTTGAACTTGTGCGCCGATCGCTCTAGTTACTGCACCCGAAGCATCATCACGGACATTGATAGTCATTGTTTGCCATGTATGCTTACCTGCCATATAAATAGTAGAGTTATATACTGGCAGTGTAATCTTAGCAAATGAAAGATTTGGTCTGGAACAATCAACAACTTGGCGTGTTAATTCAATACCATCTCCATCACCAAAATTGAAAAAGTTTAGACGGTATCTAAACTGTAACTTTGGCATCAATAAAGTCTGATTACTAGCATTGGTATCACTTGCTGACAGATTAACTAGTGTTTGTGAGGCTATCGCCATTTTAATTTCTCCTGTTAATATTATTTATCTTTTATTAAGGGGCATTTCTGCCCCTTAATTTTTATAGAGCTGCTAACTCACCTGTATTCAAAATACGAACCGGGACATAGATGAATTCAGCTGCCTTAACAGGCTCAATTGCAACGTCTACCCAAAGCTCATTTCTATCGATTCTAGCAGGAGTGTTATTCGACTCGTCACATACAACTAGATAATCATAGATACCGCGTTTTGCTTGCAAATCAAGCATTAACGATGTTACTACGTTTGCAATTTGACCTCTAGTAAATGCATCATTAGGTTCAAACACGAATGGTCTTGCTGCAATAGTTAGCTGACGGCGAATATACGCAATTAATCTTGCAACGTTGGTCCTATCTAATGCACTTTGTGAATCAAAGCTTGTTTTATTACCATAATTCAATAAGCCATTTCCGGTAAAGAAAACCAAAGGATTTATGAAGTTAAGGTATAATACATCACGAATTCCTATTCTAGTTTTGCTAGGTTGAAATTCACCTGTAGTTCTATTTACATAGCCGATGTTTGCTGCATTGTCAATAATACCTCTTCTTGTACCTGCTGCTGCAAACCAAGGATAAGCAATATTGTCATTGCGTAAAAAAGTACGCAACATCATGTGTGATGCAGGAACTGCTACTTCATTACCTGATAAATCAAATGCTATTCCACTTGGATAAAACAAACCTAAGAAAGTATTGCGTGTTACACATCCTGCTTCACCTGTACTTGTTGCACCTGCTGCATTTGTTGCCCATGCTTGAATATCAGTAGCACTATCAGGTAATCCTAATGGTGTATCACCTAATATATAACCTGTTTCGCCACGATCGGCATTTAACACTACCATATTAGGTTGTAATTCAGGATAATTAGGAGTAGCTATCAAGTTAAAGAAGTTGTCTTCGTCACGAATAGCTGGATTAGTATCAATCGCAGATTTTAATGATTTAACAACCATTGCTCTTTGAGCTTTACGACCCATATATGGACTACCATTGGATTGTAAACCGCTTGATGATACCCATGCATCTCTTTGATTAGGTAGTGATTCATTAGGAAAACGAGTTGAATTAAAATAATTAACTCTATATTGTTTAACATTATAACCCGAACGGCGTGTATTAAACAATAACATTCCTGTTGGAGATAAACTTGAACTTGGAGCATCTAAATCTAAATAATTACTGGTTAACAAACTCGCTATTGATGGAATGGGGTCATCTGCTGGGTTAACATCGCCGTTAGTTGCCCAACGAGCATCAGCAAATAATATTCCAGTACTATTAACTTGATCTGTATTGTCTATTAATACCCACATATCTTCTCCGTCAACTTGTTGCCAACGAGAAATTACAGGATAATCTTCTAGATTAGTAGTGTCGATCCAAAGATCACCGTAAACTAATGAAGTGCCATCGCTTTGAGCAATTGGTTCAGTTGGACTTACAATGGGACCAGCTGGATCAGTAGCATTGCTACCTGTAGGGATAGGAAAGCCATTAGAATCATAATTGGTATTCTTATAGCCCCTCCACCCGTTTGAAGTGTTTACCATAATATCAACTTGATTTACTACACTATAGAACCAGTTTGTATTATTAGCAGGTGCTGCTACTGGGGCACCTTCATTAGCTGTGTAATCAAATGCAACCCAATTACTTAATTCTGTTGTGTAATTTATAGCAGGTGTACCACTAGAATAGGCTACTGAGACTATATCTCCGCTCACGCCAATTTCAGCAACTATTAGTTCTAAGTCATTTGCGGGCGTTGATCCACCGAGATTTTCACCTGAAACCGTAATAGTATCACCCACATTGTATCCAGATCCAGGAGATCCAGGATCAGAACCAATAGTAATTGCTACATAGCTCTCCCATGCTGAAACATTTATTAGAGCGTCCGCACCTGCTCCACCTGTAACAGGTACATCAATAAATTGAGCATATATAAGAGGTCCTTCTTTAACACCTGTATCTCCGATATTGAATCCAGCTTCTGTTATTAAGCCAGAAGATACACCTTGAGGTTCATTTCTGATTGAACCTACCGTAAATGAAAGATCATTTGCGGTAGTTGCTCCGCCTAATGCAGTTCCTAGAATCTTTAATGCATCTCCAGCTTCATAACCCGACCCCGAAGTAGTGATTATTATTGTTGTGTTACTACTACTATAAGTTGTACCTGATCCTGTTTTAATTACTCTAGCATAAGCGCCAGAACCACTGCCTGAAACTGTAGTAATAGGCACATTGTTATATGTTCCGGCAGCAGAAATACTAGTTCCTGAAATACTTCCGGAATTTGCTGTCTGCATTATACCAAGTACACTATTTATATAAGTATCATCCAAAAGAATTACACCGCCCTCAGTATGTGTTAATTGAATCGCACCATTACTTGCTACACTAGCAGTAGTATAATTAATAGCGGCCGCCGACCATGCGGTAACAAAATCACTAGCATCTGAATTATCACCCAAAGTTACATTATATATGCTATTTCTATTTATTGTAGATGAACCCGGGACAGAAACGTATACTCTAAAAGTATAAGGTCCATCGCTAAATAATGGGGAAGTATTTGTACCAGTAACTACTGTAGGACCGGTAGCATATCTTTCCCAAAAATATACGGAATTGTCTACCGGCACACCTTGACTATCATATTGAGCATAAACTGTTCCCGCTGGTATATTTTTACCACCTCTAGCATCTAATGCTGCACATGCTGCCCAATCACTGGTATATAAAGCTACATTTTTGTTAATCCAAGATGCGGTTACTGCGTCATATTGAGAAACAACTGGTTTTAATCCATTACCTGCGGATCCAACTTTCATCCATACTGAACCAGTAGGCCTAGGATAGCTTTGTCCAGTTTGCCACAAAGGTTGCTGTGCTGAAGTTCCCCACTGTAATAAAGGTTGATAATAATTACCTTCACTAATTCCTAAATCATCAAGTACTGTCCCCGTCGGTGAAGATATTTCAACGTATGCCAAATTTGGACCTCCGTTATACGCATAGTATGAAGCGATGTTAAGCTTCCCGTTTAGAGCACTAGCAGATAATTGAGCCCAGCCTAGATTATTGATTGCATTAACAATATTATTAACGGTTCCGTGTCCTCCGCCTGAGTTAGGAACAGTAATAGTAGCAGTAGTTGTCGTGTTGACGTTAGTATCTACTAAAGAAATGCTATTATCTACTAAAGAAATGTCAAATGTATCGCCTGCTGTTAGTGTAGGATTAGATTCAGTACCCTGAATAGTGGGCCAATCCATTGCCCAGTCTGATGATCCAAGTGGTACCCATGCATTATAAGAGGTTTTATAAAAAAATTCTTGGTCACTAGATGAATTTAATTGACTGGCTATTACTGCATAATCACCGATGTTTCCTATACTAGCAACAGGTATACCTCCGCTTATGTAAGCTGAATCTGTAATTACGATAGGATTCTGTAGAGTGAATTGTCCAGTTGTAGCATTAAATTGGTTTATGCCCCATGTTGAGTTTGTAGTATCTAACCACCATGCACCATCATCAGGTGCACCAGTTGGACGACCTGTTTGACCTACTAAACTAGCTAAATCAATATCTGCTCTTAATACATAACAGCGATTAGTAACGCCCAATAATGAGTATGCTGCTAATAATCCATATTCATTGAGTTCGTAACCCTGAATAGGAGTACCTGCAGTTGTTGTGTAGAAGAAAGGATTACCATATAATGTAACAAGATCGCGTTGGCTTGTTACTTGATATAATTTACCTGCATTTGCTGTTGTGGTAGCAACTGCTACTCCCGTACCAGTTGGATTAGCTTTATTTTGTGCTGTTGCTACTAGTACGAAAGGTACGGAACCGGTTGCGGCTGGAAGATATTGACTTTGGTCAATGATTGTAACTTCAACGCCAGGACTTGTTAATGCCATTTTATTTTTCCTTATTGTAAAATTATGAGGTTTACCACCTAATTTGCATAATATTATTTATTTTATTTTATAAAAAACAGCTAATTAGACGAACCTTCGAAGGTAAAGATCATAAATAATAGTATGATACTAAAAAGACCTATTTGTAATACTTGCAATAAGAACTATTGTGCCATAAATTACAAAAGAAATGATATTACCCATTACCGTAGTATATGTGATGGATGTGGGAAAATTAAAACTAAGAAAAGACCTAGAGTTTATAATTGGGAAAAAGCAGGATATAAGAAAAAACCCACATGCGATTTATGTGGGTTTCGTAGTATATTTTCAACACAAATCACCGTGTTTCATATTGACGGCAATTTAGAAAATACTATGCTAAGTAATCTTCGTAGTATATGTTTAAATTGTGTTGAAGTCGTAAAGAAAAAAGAAGTTACTTGGAAACGGGGTGACTTACAAGTTGATTATTGATTCGATCTTTTTATGAAGATCATCTATTGTTCCATCGTTGGCAATAATATGATCGTACTCTAAACCAACGCTACTATATTCACTGGCATGAATACCCAGTTTTTCTAGATGGTGCCTACCAACAGCCCAACTATAATTACTATTTTCACCTTTATTAAAATTTATTGCATGTGTATACCATTCAGGATTAGGTCCCCTTTCAACTCTAATAGTGATTCCACCGGCATTTTTAATAGCAGCAACTTCATTGGCAAAACGACAATCTGTTATTACAATACTATCAGTAGAGGTTCTTAGTTTATTTTCTACTGAAGCCACCCAAATATCCGTGTGAAATGCATCACGACAAACTTCTGTTCCCCAATATTGTAGAATCCATCTAGGGGTAAGATGAGGGATACCTAAACGTTCTGCCCACCAATGATCAACCTGTTCACGCCATTCTCTACTTGACTTAGTAGTACCCTCTAACAGTGTTCTATCCCAACCAAACACGGCTGCTACAGCATCTTTTAGCGAAGCGGCAAAACTTAATCTTTTATAACCATGAAATGTAGTCAGATAATCTGCTATAGTGTCCTTGCCCGACGAAATCAATCCCGTAACGCCAATGATCATATGGTAAACTCCTGTAAATATATATTATATTACAGGAGCTTTACAAAATAAAGTATTTAGGTTAATCTTGGATCAGATAAGATAAACTCTTCTGCTGTTTTAACATCTTGTTCACTTACCCCTTCCATTGTAAAAATATATTGTGCTTCCTCAACTGATATCGGCACTAGTTTCATATACTCAATACTATTTACAAAATGGCAATTGTCAGGTTCACCTTGATGAGTACCATCAACATCTACCCACTCTAACTTATCAAATGATTTTACACAACAAACATGGCAAGTTTCAGGTACATATTCTTCTTCAAAATCATCATAATAAAACCCAGTCCAAGCGCCTAATGGCAGATTTGTTGTATTATGTAATGCTATTGCATAGGCATCGCACATGCCAGTCCTATACTTAGCTTTATTAACTGATTCAGTTAATAATTCTTTAATTTTCATTTTAACCTTGAATCCAAGTCAATGGTTGAGAATAGTCTTGATACTTTCTTAAATCATCTAACAGTGCTTCTTGCAATGCTTTGGATTCAGCTTTCATCGCTGTACCATTCAAAGTAGACCCTCCCCCTGGACCTGCAATACTGCCAAATTTTTCACGGGCTTCACCAATAATGCCCTTCAATGTTGCAAGGGTAAAGTCACCTATCCAAACTCCAGCACCCGGATCTTGTAATAAAACTTCTACAGGCCGTTGTACATCAGCCCAAACTAATATGCGTTCTCCGGTGCCCTTAAAGTCTCTAACTACTCTAAGTACTTTAGTTACTGGATCAAATGTATAATTAACATAGCCACCAAACATTCTTGCCGCCAATTCAACATAACCTGCATAAAAATCATACGTTGCCATACCGCCGGTATAGTTGTAATTTAACAAGTAAGTATTAAGAATAGCGCTTGAAAAAGGATCAAATGATGAAGAACTAGGACCTGTTTCAAGTCCTACGGTTCTACGAAATAATGACCTTACATTTATAAATTCTTGAGGTAATGTATAAGTATCAACATTTTGAATAACTGTCATTAACGTATAGGATTCAGCAGTAGCATTTTGTGCCCGTTGCCGATATAACTTAATAGTATAATTTAATGCTGCTTCATAATGTTGAGGATCTAATTCAATGTCTATAATACCATCACCCAATCTTAATCTTAGGTTAGTGAATAGTGCTTCTTTTAATTCATCTAAATTTAGATTAGTAGGTGTCGATAATATATTTGCAGTCATTTTTATAATCCTGATATATGTTATTTATCAGGATTACAAGTCATTTTCTTTTCTATTTTCACTATGAATTACATCAAATACACCGCCGGGATACCTACTCATTAATTTGTCAACATTACCTTCAATTACCTTGTTAGGATCAAGTCCAAGTGCTCTACAAGTATTAATCCAATACCACATAATATCACCTAATTCACGCTCCATGTGAAATAGATTTTCTTTAGTCAGTGGCTTACCTTGAAAAAGCATTTTCTTTACGATTTCATTGAATTCACCGCACTCAGAACTAAGTCCTAGCGCCCCTGTAATTAGCAAAGGCATATTAACCGTAGGACCATATTCTTCTATAGAATCATCATGATTATCTGATAACTGATCTAGTCTATTAATAAAGTCAGTTAAATAATTACTAGGTCTACTAGTGATTGCCTCTACAAATTCGCTATATTTGTTTAAATCTACACTCATTTTTTATCCTTATTTAAAATGCTTTTAAAATAATCATATGTTCATTAAACCTTCCAGTAGGAGTAACGGACACTGCCTTAACTTCTTTAAAATATTTACGAGCAGCCGGCTTGCTACCCATAATTTCTTTGAGCTGTTCTGCTGGTTTACGCAATGTCTTACACTCACTTTGAGTGGTATCAAACCCTAATAAAGTATTACCTTTAACAGTAAAATATTTACTGTATTCATCCGCAATATAATGATGAAGTTTACGCCTTGAAGTATCATATACCCAAGCTTCACTTGCACCATGTAATTTAGTTGGATGCAAACTTGTTAAATTAAGTTTAGCAGCCGCATCTACAAATTCACGCAAATATTTTAATTTAGATACTTGTTTTTCAACTGGAACCGCTTTACGCTTACGGGGCGCTTTGTTAACTTTTTTAACAGTAACATAACTACCAATTTCACTAAGAACTAATTCAATAAACTTAATAATATTTTTGACTTGTTGTTTACTCAACTGCATGTAACCTTGTACAAGTTGGTCATCTTTACCTTCTTGTACCTCGGTAAACTCAATGAGTTTTTTATTCCAAGTTTCAACCATGAAACTAACATGCTGGGGCAATACATTCTTTTTAGCCAATTCATCAATTGGACGGTATGTGTGCTTGGTAGGCGCACCTGCACTAATGAAATCATCTAGCAAGCCTTCTAATTCACCTGCGGCTTCGCTAGCCTTTTCCCGCATGATTTCTTGTACATTAGGTTTATTAATAGTGGGTGATTCAGATTTAACAGGACCACCTGTACGACTAGCCTCTTTGACTTCGGGCTTATAGATTGTATCTAACAACCTACCAATTTCATTATCCAAGGTCTGTTTTTCATATTCTACTAATACTATACCACGGAGCGTCATACGAGACAACCATCCAATCGTTGGGATGATTTCATTATCGGCAACACGCCTAATAGTTTTAGCTTCAGTTGCTTTGTTATTTAAATCTAAATATTGTGCCAAAAATTCTTTGGCGTCTTTTTTATTATAAAATTTATTGTACCAATTGAATGCTCGGGCTAGAGCGATTCCGCGGTTATCCTCAGTAGGCTGAATCAAAAACGAAGGTTCTTCACCAAAATACTTGGAATCCTCGTCCTTGGGTACAAGACTACGGACCAACCCAGCTTCTTCTACAACTTTTTTGCTAGCTTTCCTAACCATGATCACTCCTGTTCAACTAACTATATATCAATGATACACGGTCTTCCATTTATTGTCAAGCCGTGTGCGTGATAAATACATATATGCCAAAACTTAGCCTCTACCGTTCCAATAAACAAAATGACTATAGGTTTTTAGATAGAACTATATCGGAAATGTTAACTGTTGGTGGGACCGATTTATACATACATAAATATTTAGGTCCAACTAATCAAGGCGATAGTGTTGATTATACTCAACCTGATTATTCTACATTAAATCCCACTAATATACAAGATTTATTGTTTTTAGAAAACCGCGATAGAACATACGATACTAATATATATCGTTTGCGCGGACATTATAATGTGCAAAACTTGGATTTTGATTTAAGTCAATTTGGATTGTTTTTGAATAATGACATTATCTTTATTACAGTACATTACAATGACATGATTGAACTTATAGGTAGAAAGTTAATGGTAGGTGATGTATTAGAATTACCGCATTTACTTGATTATAATCCATTAAAAGAAACAATACCTGTAGCATTAAAAAGATTTTATCAGATAACTGATTCCAATTATGCTAGTGAGGGATTTTCTGTAACATGGTATCCTCATTTATGGCGTATTAAATGTGAACCGTTAGTAGATAGTCAAGAATTTAGTCAAATACTTCAAGAGCCTATTAATCAAGATAATTACTTAGGTTTATGGGATAAGGATAAAACTTATCCATCCGGCTATATAATTAGTTATGGCGATAAAAATTATGAATCGATCACTAATGTTCCTGCTGGAATTTATCCACCAAACCCAACATATTGGAAATTGTCGTCTGAGCAAAACCTTAAAGATATACTTGCTACATACAATAAGAATTTAGACATTAATAATGCTGCATTACAAGAAGCTGCTAGAATTGTTCCCTTAGCAGGTTATAACCGTAGTAGTTTATATATTTCACCTACATATGGGGAATACGAATCAAACGGTGTATTATCAGGGAAAAATGATCAGCCCTCTCCACCTACTAATTTGGTTACTAGTTCAAGCGGAGGACCTACTACTGGCACAGTAGCAATGATTCGTAATCCTAATTACAAAATTGCAACCCCTGTAGTCAAAATATCTAAACAAGCATTGCAAAGTATATGGGATGTAACAGTAGATGCTATAAATGTTTCTACTCAAATTAATTTAGAAGTACTACAATTAGCACCAAAAAGAATAGGTAATAATTCAGGACAGGTTGAAGGCGATATGATTCTTTCTGTAGAATCTACAGGGCCAGTAACTGGTCCATATGGCACTTCAGACAATACATATGCAACCGGTGATCAAAACCCAGTAGCACCTGGATTTACTGGTACTGTTACTCAACAAATGGATTACCGTGCTGATTGCGATCCTGCATTTCAATATATTGCTAGATCAAGTCCTAGAACATTTGGTTATAGTGCGGGTTATCTAACAGGTACTGCTGTACCGCCAAACGGATATCCAGTTGGAACAGGTATATCATTCCCACAAAATCCACAAGTAGGTGATTATTTCTTAAGAATCGATTATTTACCTCAATTACTATATAGATGGAATGGTAAATTATGGATAAGAATTTCTGAAAATGTTAGAACCGATACCGGATTTACTGCTGAAGATAGGTCTTTATTATCTGGATTCATCAATGATTCAAATGTAACAAGACTAACTAACGGTACAGTTATTCCTGAAGCACAACCGCTATCTTCAATACTGCAACCTCCACTAGATCCTATTCCACCGATTACATAAACAAAGGTAATTCAATTGGCACAATTTTTTTACGATAATCAAATTCGCAGATTTTTAATTCAATTTGCAAAAATATTTTCCAATTGGTATGTGACTAAAGGTAAAGATCCGGCTGGTAATACAATATATGTAAGAGTTCCTATCATGTACGGTGATAGCAGTAGACAGGCTGCTACCATAATTGCTAACAACTCGGCTAGTAATTTGCCATCAGCACCTTTAATAACCTATTACATAAGTGGATTAGAGTATAATCAAAGTAGAACTCAGAATCCCTCATTTGTTGAAAAAACTCAAATTCGACAACGGGCATATAATTCTGATTCACAATCATATGAAACTACACAAGGTCAAGCATTTACTGTTGAAAGACTAATGCCAGTGCCTTATACATTAAGAGTCACTGTAGATTTTTGGACTACGAACTATAATCAAAAACTAGAAATTATTGAACAATTAGGAACTCTTTTTAATCCTGGACTAGAAATTCAAAGTACAGATAACTTCTTAGATTGGACTTCTTTAAGTGTAGTATATCAGGATGGATTAACATTTACTAGCCGTAGTATACCACAGGGTACAGGAAATCCAATTGATGTTATGACTTGGAAATTCTATATGCCTATATGGTTAAGCACATCAAGTAAGCTTAAGAAAATGGGAGTTATTCAAAAAATTATCTATAGTATTTTTAAAGGACATGCCCTACAAGATATTCAAGATGATGATTTGTTATTAGGTACTAGACAAAAAATTAGTCCATATGGATATCAAGTTTTATTATTAGGTAATACACTACAATTACTACCGGCAAATCAACCGTTTCAACCCCCCAATGATTCATTCGATATTCCTGAACCCCCAAATACTTCGCTATATTGGACTGCATACTTAAATGCATATGGTGCAATTAAACCAGGAATCTCACAAATATGGTTGCAAAATCCATATATGGATACAGAGATAGTGGGAACAATTGTTCCTGATCCACTAGATGACAGATTCTTAATTTATAATATAGATCCAGATACACTACCACAAAATACTTTAGATCCTATAACTAGTATAATTAATCCACAATTAACCGGCCCTAATGCAGGATTGCCGGGACCTGTTAATGGTAGAAGATATTTAATTGTAGAAAGTATAGGGGGAGATTCTCCTACCGTGTCATGGGGAAGTTTAAAAGCCAACGCCAATGATATAATACAATTTAATAGTAGTTTAGGGGTATGGCAAGTTGCATTTGATTCTGAAAACACTACTACCACTGAGTATGTTACTAATTTGACTACCAATATTCAATACCGTTGGACAGATGGTAATTGGGTAAAATCAGTTGATGGTTGGTATAATGAAGGTGATTATAGTATTGTAATCTAATATATTATATGATATAATTTCCAAATGAACAATGTGTCGGCTGGAATATTCTTTTATAGTAAAAATACTAAACGGTTTCTATATCTACTTAGAACTGATACTAAGAATCCTGGCAATTGGGGTATTCCTGGTGGCAAAATAGAAGAAGATGAAACTCTATTAGATGGTTTACAACGAGAATGTGTGGAAGAAATAGGATATTGGCCTGATAGTCCTAAATTAGTCCCTATTCAAAAATTTGTTAACAATACCTTTACATATCATACTTTTTTTTCTCAAATAGAAGAAGAATTTATACCAATTCTAAATAAAGAACACTGTGGATATGCTTGGGTAGGTGAAAGTCAATATCCCAAACCATTACATCCAGGATTGTTTAGTACAGTAAATTTTGATGTTGTGCAGAAAAAGTTAAAGACATTAATAAAAAAGGGACTTTAAGTCCCTTTTTTATTTTAATAATTTTGCTACCGTATCAAATCCCATAGAGCCCACAACTATTCCTGCTCCCATTAACATCCAACGCCATTTTTCTAATGCACTTACCTTTTCAGATAATGATTTATGAGAAGCTTCATTAGATGTTTGAAGTTCTTTTATTAACTTATGGGTTTCTTCAGCATTTTTATCAAGGCACTCATGTACTTCCTTCAAGTCATCTTTTAATTCATTGATTTTTGTTTCAATGTTATTAACTTGAACTTGAAGGACCGCAATGTCAGTATCTGCTGTATTAACGGATAATGCTCTGGTATTTGCCATGATTAGGTATTATTAATAGTAACTATCGGGTATGGTTGTCCGTCATAGGTATTAGCAGCGTACGCAGTGCCAAATGTAGCAATAACAGGTGTAGCATTTTGTAAATTGGCTTCACTGTTGTTAAACAACAATGTATTGTAATCACTCAAGCTTTGTACATACACATTAGCTGGTGTAGCATTAGTAGATACAATACTCATTGTGTTTGGTGTCAATGCAGTATTAGCCACATTAGCTGTTTGGCACTGTGCTGTTAACCCAGTTGTTAATCCAGTAACTAGATATTTTTGCTTGCCTTTTTGACGAACAATGTATCCTGCTTCATCATTTGCATAAACGAAGTTTGCATTACTTGCTACAATATTAGCGTTAGCAGTTAATACTACACGGTTCATAATAGCATTACCAGTAACACTGCTATTAGCGGTAAGCACAGTAGGTGGTCCTCCCTGAGTAGTAGATACAGTAAATGCAGCAGCATTAGCTATAGTTTTAACAAAGTATGTTGTTCCTGTTGTTAGTCCACCAAAATTTGCATCAAATGTGATAGGCATATTTACTGTTAAGGTTTGTGCATTACCTGATGTTCCGATAACATTGCCCGATACTACTGTATTAGCAACAGCTACCGTAACATTACCGTGTGTTGAGGAGGCAAATCCCAAATCAACATAATCAGTAGTACCGTTATTATTAGCAACTGCAACTTGAATTGCTGCACCAGTAGTTAGGTTAGCTAAATCAGTACCAACACCTGCTACCACATTGCTAGAGTTAACAGTTAGTGGTGTATATAAGGTACCAGTTCCATTAATTCCAATAGCAACTTGTGCTAGTACTTGTGAACCATAAATTGTTGTATTTCCACCAACAGCGCCATAACTTGCACCGGGGTTTGTTGAAGTGTTACCTGATTGTTGGGTAGAATCAGGATTTTGATATCCCGAATCAACTACACCAACTGACATTTTAACCGTAACAGGACCAGCGGTTGATAAGTTAACCTTGGTATAGTTAGGATTAGCACTTAGTACAGTAGCTGATACTGTAAAAGTATTGGCTGACAATACTTCCAAAATCCAGTAAGTTGTACCTGCTGTTAAGCCACCTGTTGTAGTAGAAACTACAAAAGGCATTCCTGCAATAATATTAAGAGTATTTAAATTTTCACTAACAGTAGCAACTTCGGTTGTACCATCTGTTTCTGTTAAAGTTAATACTACTGCTTTGGCAATCTTTAAAGGGCGTCCCATTTGTTTTCTCCTTATTATGTGTGGGTTCTAGCCACTACGCGGCGGGGACCGCATAAACTCTTACCATAAGAGTGTATGAAAGTATTTATCTTTTTTGCGTAATTTTAGTTGTTAGGTCCACCGGCAGATGGGGTAGCTAAAACTCCATTAGTGCCTGTATTAGCGTGTGCAGCACCCAATTCTGTAATAGTAAATGCTGTAGATGTTACTCCGCTTACTTCCACAAAAGATACTATATTTCCTTGACCTACAATAATACTATTTGCAACTGTATTAGCAGGAATAATTGTACTATTAGCAGTAGCTACAGTGTATGCAACACCATATGGGTTATATCTAGCTGTTGCTCCACCAATTGCTACTGCTGCATTTGCAGTTAATGTTAAACTTGTATTATTAGCTATAGCTTTAACAATTCCAACAGTATTGCCGCTAGTATTACCTATCCAAGCTCCAATATTTAACTGAGTAGTAAATGCAGTTCCTGAACCGGTGACTGTATTACTATTAGTAGCACAGGTTACAGTTCCAGTTAATGCAACATTTGGAAAACTAGTCGTATATTGAATAGGACTACTAGTAGTTGATATCATGACTTTATCTGTAGCGATATTTCCTGATGTTGCTACTGCTGAACTTGCTGTATATGAATATGATGCCATTTTTTTATTCCTGTTATTATAATCTACCTATAGCGATTTCGATGATACCCTCGCCTGAAAAATTCTCTAATGCCTTACCAATTACTGTGCCCATTATAGGGTTATTTGTAGGTCTTGCATATCCATTTCCACCGCTGATCATCATATCGCCTTTACGAATTTTGCCTCTTACTTTACAAGGAACTCTTCCTTGTAGAGCAATAGGAACTGCTATACCTTGACAAGTAGCATTCATTACATATGCAGGATCAGAAGATACTACACCTGCTACTCTCATCGTTTCATCGGTAGCTATTGTAACTTCTTTATCTCCGCCAAACTCTAAAACGGTGCCCGGTTCGTAATCATAATCTGCTTCATAGTATTCTGCCAAGTCAGCATATGTTGCATTTAATCTAGATCCTGCACTTAAAGACCAGTTACCGGTTATTGTACCTGCTGTTGTATTAGCACCGGTTGTTAAAATTGTAGTATTAATAACCCCGGTTGAAAAATTACTAATAAAGTATCTAATTACAGTATTGGCAGTATAATTTGTAACATAAACAAATCTACCTGTTGGGTCTACTGCTATTCCTTGGGGAATACTTCCACTAGCAGTTGCAGTTGCTATACTAGTTAATGCACCGGTTGATTGATTAATACTATATTGACTTACTGTACTGTCAAAATAATTTGTTACATAAACAAATCTACCTGTTGGGTCTACTGCTATTCCTATAGGATTAGTTCCAGTAGCGATTGCAGTTGTAATACTAGTTAATGCACCAGTTGATTGATTAATACTGTATTGACTTACTGTATTGCTATTATTATTTGTTACATAAACAAATCTACCTGTTGGGTCTACTGCTATTCCATGGGGACTACTTCCAGCAGCAATTGCAGTTGTAATACTAGTTAATGCGCCAGTTGATTGGTCAATACTAAATTGACTTACTGTACCGCTAACACTATTTATTACATAAACAAATCTACCTGTTGGGTCTACTGCTATACCTATAGGATTAGTTCCACTAGCAATTGCAGTTGTAATACTAGTTAATGCACCAGTTGATTGATTAATACTGTATTGACTTACTGTACCGCTAACACTAAAATTTGTAACATAAACAAATCTACCTGTTGGGTCTATTGCTATTCTTGTTGGGGCAGTTCCACTATTAACCAAAGATCCATAGGATAATACGCCGGTTGATTGATTAATACTATATTGATATATATTGTTGCTACCATTATTTGTTACATAAACAAATCTACCTGTTGGGTCTACTGCTATTCCTTGGGGAAGACTTCCACTAGCAATTGCAGTTGCTATACTAGTTAATGCGCCAGTTGATTGGTCAATACTAAATTGACTTACTGTACCGCTAGCACTAAGATTTGTAACATAAACAAATCTACCTGTTGGGTCTACTGCTATTCCTATAGGATTAGTTCCAGTAGCGACAGTAGTCGAAGTACTAACCAATACACCTGTACCTAAATTTATTATTCTTTCGGGTACTACTGTAGGGTAAGGACTTTGTAAAAATTTTCCATATAATAAATTAACACCTGATATATTCCCACCAGTTATATTACCAGTAGTAGTAATTGGATTAGATCCAGCTACAATATTACCAATAATATTCCCACCAGTTATGTTACCAGTAGTAGTAATTGCATTAGACCCTGCTGCAATTATACCAATAATATTCCCACCAGTTATATTACCAGTTGTAGTAATTGCATTAGATCCTGCTGCAATTATACCAATAATATTCCCACCAGTTATATTACCTGTAACTGATAGAGATGTCAATGTACCAACACTTGTAATATTAGGTTGTGCAGAAGTTGTTAATGTACCTGTTAATAAAGTTGATGATAAAGTTCCTGTACCTACATCGAAAGCTAATACAGAATTTGCATTTAATGCACGGTTAGCAGTAGTACTACCGTTTACAAATGGTATATAATAAATTCCCGTAGTTTGTGCGGTTATAACTCCAAAATCACTAACATTAGCATATGCTACACTTAAATTAGTTACACGGGTAGTACTAGTTACTGTTAAAGGAGCAGTACCGGTAGCTACATTGGAAGTCAATGTACTAGCCATTACACCGTTAGTAGCATTAAAATTATTAGCATTAGCATTTCCTGTTGCTGTCAAATATCCTGCTACATTTACGCCGGTACCTGTAACTACAGCAATATTTGCATTACCTACCGCACTTAAATTTATGTTTCCATTAGCAGCAGGAATACTGATATTACTATTACCATTAGCAAATGTTCCAATAATATTACCTGAAACAGTTAAATTGCCAGCAATTACTGCTACTCCGGTTGAAAAATTACTAATAAGGTATCTAATTACTGTACTGCTACCATTATTTGTTACATAAACAAATCTACCTGTTGGGTCTACTGCTATACCTAGAGGTGAGTTTCCACTAGCAATTGCAGTTGTAATACTAGTTAATGCACCAGTTGATTGATTAATACTGTATTGACTTACTGTA